TGGGGAGAACTTGTTCAGACCACCAGCAGATGCTCCATAGGAAGGAGCCCAGACGCTATTAGCATCGCTTGAGATGTCGATAGGAGCATACGTCCCAGCCGTGTTGTACATCGAAGAAGCGATCGGTTGAGGAAGCCCAATGTTCTGAAAGAGAAGTGGGGTGCCGGTGATTGCGACCTGACCTTGAGCGGCAAAGGCCGACCCCAAGTTTCCACCCTGAAGAACAGACGTCGTCGAGTTAGTGTACCCACGCCAGGTATGCCAGTCCATGTCAAGACCAGCCTCGACGGATGCCTGGTATAACTGGTCCTGTGTCATGTTTGCGCACAAGTTACTAAAGTTGTCAAACGTGATCTGCACACCACGAATAGGGTAGTATGTCTCATTCTGCATCTGAGAGCGCTTGCGAGACTTGACAAACACCATCAAAACGTCAGGGATTGATGAAAGAGTAATTGTCTGACTGGCAACCGTATTTTGAATGGATGTGGGCGTGGAAAGCGAGTCCTGCTTAAAATAGCGAGGAAACTCGGTGTATGGCACGTTGCTGATCAGAGGGAGGCTGATATCAGGACCCGGTGTCAAGAACTGGACCAACAGACGTGGGGACGTGAACGGTCCATACGTAGATGCGGTATTGTTCGGGGGGATCAGACGAACGTTGCTAAACGCTCCAGTAATTCCAGAGCATCGGATGAGGTTTCCACCGCTCGGATAGTCACAACCCAACCTGGCTTGCCAGTAAGGGGTGTATGAGTTGAGAGGTACCGTAGCGGCAACAACCTGGCAAGCCGGCGACGGGGCTTGAAGGTTCATAACGAACTGGATATTCGTGCATCCATAGAGGCCGACCGTGTTTAGCTCGAGAGGATCCTGCCAGATAAACGGGCTCATAACAATGGGCTCAGCGACAGTGTACTGGAAGGAGATCTCAGTGGGAACGTTGCACTCTGTAGCCTGGATCAAAACACCATCCGGGGTGACCTGGCCGAGTAGAGTGGAGAGGATCTGCTGAGGCCCTGGAAGACGGATGACGCAGCCTACACTACTAGCAGCTGCAATACCCGTTCCGTTAAAAGCAGTTGAGCCCGTGGCGGTGTTGTTAGAACCAGTCCACACCGAAGGATACGATAGCACACCTGCGGTATTGAGCTGCGCGACCTGGAACGTAACTGCAAGAGCTCCAGCAGTACAGACCACGTTCGTCGCAAGGAGATGAACATTAGTTAGACCAAACACATCAATCATAAACACAACGGGTTGATTTGAACTTCCGCTTGTCGATCCAACGATGGGTGGGAGACCCGGCCAGTAGGTAAAACCAGCCTGATTTGGGATATTCATAACGAACGTTTGTGCGTTCTGATTGGATGGACTGATAATGCCACCAGAAGATGCAATTGTAAACGAGCCATTGCCCGGGCCTGTCGCCGGCGCTACCTGTAGAACGACAGTCTGGGAAATTGCCGGTACGCCTCCCGGCACAAGGACCGGGCGGCCGTTAATAAAGTAGACGTTGTGTTGATTGATCGGATCAACATAAGACCCGAACTGACCAAGCTGGACACCCGTCTGAGGATTCTGGAATGCAATAGGCCACGCACCCGTCGGGATTTCACCGACCGCACTCTTTGCATTTGTGAATGATGACATGTTACCGTTTCCAGAGAGCACATCATCCTGCGTCCACGCATACTGATCAAACTTGGAAGGCGTGGTGCGGATGCGCTGGGTCATGCGCGTGTTAGAGAGCAGGATCTGCTCCTGGAGCGTGTCGCCGTTCGTCACGACACTGCAATCGTTAATCGAGCAGGTCATGTTATTGCACAGCGTCTGCAGCGGGAACGGGCTGAGGTTAAAGTTCGTGCCCGGGCAGACAAACTCATAATAATCACCTGGATACTGAGGATAAAGAGAAGAAGCAGGTGCTGTGGATGAAACCGGTACCGGGCCGAGCTGGTGTGCAAACAGCGTGCGGCGGTATTGCTCCGTACGAGGATCACACCCCTGAATAATATCAATCGATGCAGAGGAACCGATGGCACTAAGAAACCCGGCATCACCTGCAATCGTAGGGCATACAGCCGAACGGATGTAGACACCGGTGTTCCATACGATCTTACGGTCGACGAACACGTTCAGCGAGGGAACAAGGATCTGGTACGTGTGCTGAGTAGAGTTGGCAGACAGCGCAGAGAACGGGGACGTCGAGATGCTCAGTGCACCCTTCTGAACACCATAGACCGGCGGCGTCTGCACGAGACGCGGGTCGTACACGGCTCTGTAAATGGAAGATATCAAAATGGTAAGTGTGCTGCGTTCGAATGCATTGTGCGATCGATGGGTTGTAGACGTACACTTTCTCGATAGTGGCCATTTGTCAATCTATTTTTTGACTAAGATCACTTTGCATGAAACTTAAAAATAGCTACAACAGACCCGCCGTTTGACAGAAGCAGTGGAAGAGTTTCTCCAGTGAACCGATTTCTCCAAAGCACCGAGTACGAAAATGACTTCACAACCGGCCCAGAGGTTAGTGAAACTTTTCTCGTGCCAGTCTGGGGATAGTAAATAACAGGTCCTTCAGATGGGTGGCGTTCAAGGAATGCCTCGGCAACGATTTTATTCGTTCGCCCAGACGTATTATCGGAAGCGCTATCATTATCACGAAGTACAACCGGCTCTGAATTTGGTTGAGGTTCCATTGACAAGACTTGTGCCTCCACAACAATACTTAAAGCAGGATTCCAATGAGTGTACCTAGAAGTCTCTGAACTCACAATCGTCCACGTAAACGGCCTCGCGTTATTAGTGCGGGTATATGGAATATACTGAGGTACTGCGGTAATACCAGTAGTGCCAGCCTCATTACCCACAACATTAGCTCCCTGTGATAGTAGCATCTGAGGTGTAATTTTGAAATTGTAGTACCAATATGCCGTCCTTACACCATTTGACGGATTGATATACTCTGAGCAGTAGACATTGAAACCATTGAATAGGTTAACAAACTGTGTATTGGCGTGTATCTGTATAGATTCGTCATACTTTCTACCATAGGATCCCGAAAACAAATCAAACTGGTTAACATTAGTAGCAAGCACAGGAACCGTAGACTGCCCATTTACCGCACCCCATGAATTTCTGTAGTATGCCAGGAGAGGGTCGCGTGATTCACACCACGGAGATCCAGATGAATAGGAGTCAAGATTGAACGAGAACGTGCTGCCAAAATCACCACTCTGAAGCATATTCGTCGAAATCGAAGGAGCTGATGTCGCCAATTCAGGTGGTGTTTGGTATGTATTTTGGATTCGGTTTTTAGAATATACAGGAGAAAGTGCAATAAATCCAGTAGTGAAGTTTGCAGTTAGGGCGCTTTGGTCATAAACAATAGTTTGAGTATTGCATGTATAAACAACACCATCATACGTAACCGCCTGGCCATAAAGGTATAACTGATCAAAGATAACAGAGCTGAAAAGAAATACACCACAGTAAAGCCAGCCTTCTGTTGAAATTGGGGTTTTTGGTGGCTCGGGTTCGTTCGAAGGTCCATTTGATATGAAAAGCATCATTTCCTTCGTCACAAGATTTGGAGACAAGACAGGAAAGCCCGCAATATATTGAGTGAGAGGGTTGTACACTGCAATCTGTGACAATTGAGTATATTGCGCATTTGCTGAGTTGAAGTACGTTCTGCAGTACAATTGAGACGACAAACTCAAGTCTGTGATGGTCTTAATCTGTGGATAATCCCTAGTAAGAACCTGGAAGCATTGATATGGCTGGTTTCCCTGGGGTGTCGGAGTAATGAAATATTTGTCAATTGGGTCGTCTTTTAGGACACGCTCAAAGGCTGGATTCACAACATCATCGAGGAAACTCTGGATACTGTAGCCGTAATAATAGGAAGAATATGGTGCTGGATTACGGGTTGCTGCATAAGAGTCCTGGGTGACCCAACGAAGACGCGTTGAGGCGGTCATGGGCAATGATGCCACAAATGCCCTATTCACAGTCCTCGGAAGAACCGCCGGGACAACAGGGGTTAAACCATCTGTGTTTTGACTTCCAAATTGAAACACAGCGTTAGGAGAAAATCCAAGAGTTCGCGCCGTTAACAGCTGTTCAGCTCGTGTGTATGACTTTAGATTTGCGAGAACCTGGGTACCGTATTGCGCAAGAAACAAGGTAGCTGGGTTAATATACGTGACGACAGAACTGCCCGTGACTGTAAAATAGATTCCTTTCGTCATTGTATTTCCAGCAGTAAATGTATTTGTGAAGTCAATGTTCATCGAGGAGTGCATTTCAGTAAAGATCGCATTATTGCCATATGGTATATACCGTGAAATTGTTAGTTTATACAAGACATCCGAGAATGACTGTTGAACCGGAGGAGTAACATTGATCTGGGCCGGGTTTGCTGGATTTTGCTTTGTTCCTTGTATACCCGCAGCATTAACATGAAATTTTGTCCATATCATATCCTCAAATGACGACGTACATCCGTTAGGAGGAAGTCCGCCAGAAGCGACAAACGCTTTCATAGCCTTCTGTTGTGGTAACGAAAGTTTGACATCAAACCCAACAATAAAACCACTAGGGCCTGGGGCTGACGTACTAATAAGGTCAATGATATAGAATCCATCCATAGCCACAGGAAAAGGTGGGATGATGTTAGTGCTCCCGGCGCCGTAAAAAAACCTGTCTAGATAGACTTGAGAACCAACATTAATGTCAGGACCGACAGGATTTGATAACACATATGGGATGACACTCACACCTGCATACCCAACAGACATGAGCGAGTAGTCATTAGTAGCAGCATTGGGCCAGGTAACAGCCCATGACCATGATGCACCATTATAAGGAGATGTTACAAAGGTCCCAAATGCACGCGCAAGAGACTGTTCCATTTGTCGTTGGACAAGCGCAACCGTACAGTTCGAAATTGGTTGGCCCTGCCACTCAACTCCATCCGGGTCATTAATACGGAAAAATGTCTCCACACCCTGCACACCAGCCTGATTGCCAAGTGCATCTGAAACAGTATTAGCGTTCACTACACTTCCAGTCGAATTGTACGCATATGGAAGCGGTGATGTACCGACATACATAATTGTCGGGTCTGCCACTGTTCCTTCGTAGGAAGGAAACATAGACCCAGTCCAAACCATATCAATACCAACTTCTTGTTTTAGAACTGATGGATCGCTTGACTTTTGGTCGCGATCTGCAATAAACGTTGGGACACTCTTAGTGTCAACGCGAAGCGACTCTAGACTTACACCATAATTGTATGCGTCTGGTATAATGGGCACGATTCGACTCTCTGAAAAGATAGCAGGGGCTCCGTGCGCACCTGTGTCATTTGAGAGGTTTGACACAATCGTCGTGGTGTAATAGACCGGGTCAGAATCCATCACCGCCGTCATATTTGAAATCGTCCCATCTGGGCGACTTCGCTTATACGGGACACCACCCGACATTCTCCCTACTTTCCAATGATACTATATGTAAGTGAGCAGACCTTATCGTCTGGACTGCCTTCCTTACCAAGCCACTTTTGGTAAGTCGACAATGGTGTGTCACGGTACAACATACGCGCCGCAACGTGGCGACCACATGTATTTATGTTTGGAGCATCCCTCTGAAGCTTCGATGTACTGTAAATCACCCTCCCACCTCCACGCTGAAAAGGCTGCAACAAATTGTGAAGATGCGGGTGAACCTCGTCCAACTTGATTTGCTGGTTTCGATCGAGCCATACTCGGTCACCGTCAGGCTGTAATCCATATGGATCCAAATACTCAATCAATTGAGGGTTGTGTCGAATTAAGCTAGTCCAATGACCCTCCTGTTGGTTCTCTGTCAAAAAAAGCAAAGCTGCAAGCCCATCCTTTCCGAGGACTGAATCGACCGTCTGACCTTGAAGGTCCGGATAACTAATAATCTTAACGCCTGGAACTATTTTTCGAATATCATCCTCACCGAGTGCATATTGTGCCACGCTTTTCATATCAGGCGCAGGCGCTCCAGAGTCTTCCATTGCAGTGTGACGCAACGTAAAGATGCCCAAGAAATCTTCTGTTAAAATTATTGGAAGCAAGGCCCAGGTTTTCCACGGTAATGCTACACACACGTCTGGTGGTCTTAAGAAGACTGATCTAGTCAAGAATAAGCATGGACGAATTGTTTCCAAAAAGAAGCAGGCGGCCGGTTTCAAGTCACTTCAGTACCTAATCAAGGCAGGATATGAACCCATCAAGGGAAAATTTGGCCACGGAGGCAAGAAGGCTAAACGGGAGGACCTTCCGAAGGACGAGGTAAAGGAGGAGGAACCGAAGGCAATGGAGACGGAGGTCCCGGTTGTAGAAGCAGTGGAGGTTGATAAGCAGGTTGATCCCAGTAGTGGTCCTTAAACGAGGCGTTTCAACTCTTTAATACATTCAGGTATAAAGGTCTCTAGATAGAACTTTTTTACTGAGGATGTCAGTTGAGTTGCATACTCTTCATCATATGGAACGTAGACAACTGAAAGGGCGTGAGGCTGCCATACCACGAAATAAGTGCCCTGCACAGACCGACCATTCGGATACACATCGTAATTTCGCATTAACCACATCGTTCCCTGTATCTGATCATAGTACTGAGGAGGAACACTCCCCTTGTGCTTTTCATATGGATACGTCGGCGAATGGCGAGCATATGCCGGTGCCTTATATTCCAAAAGCTCCACGCGCACAGTTCCATCTTCGTCGTGATACGTCAAGACCCCGTCTGGAGATGCAGCGATCCATTGGGCATCAACATGCTTGAACATACTGGGATACTCAATGAGGTATGAAGACATGCAAAAGACATCAAGAACAGACTCACGAAACGCCTCATCTGCATGCTTCTCATGATCAACTCCCCATTGCATATACTTATTCTGATACTTGTTATCCTCTTGTACGGTAAATCCGACTTTGCCAGCAAGCAACTTTTTTGAGCTCTTGTATGGATTGCGACACACGACAGATGAAAAGTCACTTCCGGTGATTGCGTAACTGCGTGCATTCAACCACCCAACTGATTTTTGTGGGAACGAGACCTCCTTTTCACATTCCTCTTTTGACTTACAAATTACCTTCTTATAAAATTCTAGTGGGTGGTTACACGCAGCTAGAGCCGCCTCTCTCTTCTCTTTGGGTGCGCTAGAGGACCAAGGCAATGGCTCTAACTCTTCAGGAGGAGCCTCATCAGGATCACGAAGCTCGGCTTGCTCATACACTGCATGACGTTCAGGAGTGCTAAAGACCTGCACATGGAATGCTTTGAATCCAAGGTTACTCTGTATCGTATCACGCATACGCTGCATTCCAGAGTCTGCAATCGCTGCAAGTATGCGCTTGAGTTTAGTTTTCTCCATTTTATGTGAGTTTTCGGTAATCGTGGTGAGTTGTGAACGAATGCCCCATCTCCAAAGCCCTCTGCTTTTGTTCAGCAACAGACAGAGAGTTAAAGTCTCCACTTGACACATATGCATGACGAGCTGAATTTGTTGTGACATTACGATCAAATAGACGTCTAAATACATTTCGCTTCCAATCGATAAATGCAGAGGTTGATGTGTATCCCTTACCATCGGGGCGAACAAAGAGAAACTCACGGGGATTTTTAAAGTACGACATACGCACCTCCTTCTTTAAATCGTCTGGGATCTCACGAGTTAGCGTGCCATATGTCTTGGCAGTCTTGTGTTCACTAATGTACATCACAGAAGGGTGTGAATTTGTTATATTTGTTATGATGTTACCCTTTACCCTCTCACAATCTTTATCATTGCAGAAGCGGACATAGGTCAGATCACCTCCGCGAAGAGGTACTATTCTGACGTGAAATGCGACTAGAAGCTGGGTTGGCGACCCGGGTTCCACTTTAGACAAAAGCTCATCCATATCTTTCCATTCATCCCATGATGCCCAGTTCTCAGACTCCTCGCGAGTAAGAGCATTCGATTCAACCTTTTTTAGATATGTGTCATACGCCTGCGACTGGACCCTGCTCCATGCATCATAGTGCTTTGGATCCAAGGGAGTTCCATTCTCCTTTGCGCGCTTGTACAGTGAAAGGACGACAGTTGCATAGGCGCTTTTCAGCGAATCAGATATATGCAATTGCTGGACTGCACCAGGTCGTTCAATAATCGTAGCTATATTAGTCCCAGGAAAGTGCGACTTCAAGGAACGCAAGTGCTTCCGATAGGATTGCTTAGTCTTGGCTGAGATTGCATTCGAAGAATCAATCCACGAAAAAAATTTTGTATCATCCATTTTCAGTATGGACTCTTCGGCACTTCAAACTTCTGGGGTTAGTATTGGAGGTGTCGCGATTTTGGCCATTCTTTATCAAGTGTACAAAGCTGTCAACCATCATCGGATCCGCAGTAAGTGTTGCGGTCGACAACTCGACGCGAGCATTGATATCGACACTACGCCGGCCACCCCTTTACCCGAAAAAGATGGTGAAAAGTCCAGAGACAAAAAAACGACAACGAGCCCCATCGTTGTTGTTCAGAAAAGAGAGAGCGAAGCAGGAACTTCTGAAGTTTAGCCCATTGGCAATCGAACTTCTCAAAGCAGCGGCCAAATTTCACAAGTCTTCAGATTCTCATGGGTTAAAGGTATGCTTAGCAATTTCATGTGAGGAATTACAACCAGAATACAAGCTGTTGTGCCCTCTTTTGACTCGATGGTTTCAGGAGTCGCTCAGCAAGAGATCACCGGCACCCTCGCCCCTGTAGCACGCAAACAGCTTCATGCCACGCTCGACAAGCTCAAAGTCCAGGGCATCCTGAAAGCAAAAGCTGTCCATAGTCCACCAGCACTTCCAGCCGCGCTCGCGAAGGAACGCACGAACCTTCTCCTGGACAAGCGTGTCAATGTTGCCATTCAGGCCGTGCTCAATGCGTGGGCCCTTGACCTGGAAAAAGCCTGGGCCGATGCCAGCAATGACGGGATGCAGCCACTCGACTGTGACAGGCTGCGCCTTGCCTTCGTGGTTCACCGTGATGGTAGTCTTTTTGGCAAACTCATAGCCTTCTTCCATGAGGTCATCAAAGAACTGCTTCGTGAATTGGGGTAGAAGTTGTTCCATGTAGAGCTGAATTTCAATCTCCTTTTGACGCTCGATCTTCGCAACATGGCTCACCACTGCACGCTGCGTCATAGGACGAATCAGCATAGCAAACTCCATTTTAAACGTTTGTATGAAGTTTATTGTGTTTGCGTACTTAACTGTTGAGCGTCGCGAGAAGAGAGTTGATTTGATCCTGGTATTGTGCTGCAACCTCGGGCATTCCACGACGAAGAGCGGCTTCCAGCTGGGCCTGAATGGGACCAATCATCCCCTCGACCAAAGCCTTCGTAGACGGGTGAGGACCCACGCCAGTGTGCCCCTTATCCATCTTGATAAGCTTCCTCATTGTAACACCAATGTTCTTCTTAGGAATTTTCTTTGCTCCACCGAGACGTGCGAGCAAACGCAGAGTTGCTGTGTCCACTTTACGAGCTTTACGAGGCATTGTATCGTGTTGTGTGTCCACAAACGAACGTTCCAGATATACTAAGTTCACTAAACAAAAAATGGCGAATAAAGTTTTGAATCTCAAGAGACGACCTCGAATCTCGAAGATCTCAAACGTATTTTGCGTTCAGCCCACGAATCTCGATCTCGGAAGTGACTTAAAAGAAGGAATCGAGATCGATCCGAAACGCCCAGGACATTAACCTTTAAGTCACTTCCGAGATTCGAGATTCGTCAGCTGAAACGCAAAACACGTCCGAGATCTTCGAGATTCAAAGCTGAAACAAAAAAAAGAAAAAAAAACACATAGCAATTAAACGCAACGTTTAGACTTCTTCTTTCCCATACCAAAAAAAGCACCCAAATTAGTAAGCGTACGTCCAAAAGCAGGAACATAAGAAGGAACATTCTTAAGAACCTCATCAACAGGCTGTGAAATATACTCATC